AGCGGCCCGACGCCGCGCCTCGGAGAACGACGGGAACAGCAATTCGGTGATGTTCACTGGTTGCCTCCGTCAGTCACCGACGACGGGTCGAGCCCATGCAGATACGACCACTGCGTCCCGGCAGAGATCGACGCCTCGAAACGATGCGTCCGCCCGTTGGCCCGCGCCGGGATCTCGCCCGTCCGCAGCACGTCGTAGGAGGTCTTCCAGGTCAGGTTGCCGCCCGTCCAGTCGCGCACGCCGACACGGCCGGAGATCGACGGCGCGTCCGTCACCGGCCGCCAGCCGTTCACGAAGGCACGCCGGGGCGAGAGGAGCATCACGTCGCCGGTGCCGACGGTCGCCGCCATCGGCGCGCCGGAGAAGAAGACCAGCCGGTAGCTGGTGTCGAAGCCGCCGATCAGCGGCACGCCGCCCGCCCAGAAACGGCTGTCGAGAGACGCCGGCAGGGTGTCGAGGGTGTAGCCGAGGGCGTCGAGGCTTTCGAGCGTCTCACCCGGCGTCACGGCCGGGAACAGCCAGGTCAGGTCGATGTTCATCACCGACCAGCGGTCGAGGGCGTAGTCGTAGACGAGGACGCGGTCTGTCGCCTCGGCCGAGTTGCTGTCGTTCGACGTGTAGCGCCAGTAGACCTTATGATTGATTGGGTCGGCGCTCGCCTGCGTCTGCCAGATATAGGACTGGTTGACGTCCTCGGCGAAGAAACGGTCCACCCTCTCGTTGCCGATCGGCGCCGACGGGCGGCCGTAGCGATAGAAGCCCTCAAGGGCGATGTAGAATATCTGCCCGCCGGCGCGCACGATACCGCGAGGCGCGATGATCGTCTTGCTCTCGTCGGTCTTCTCGAAGTTGAAGATGAAGGGCGACGACGGGTTGAACACCATTTCGCGGATGGCGCTGTCCTGGAACACCAGGCCCCCGCGCTCTGCGCCGATCACGCCCAGCACCTCGCCGCCGTCGGGGAAGACCTGGTAGTCGGAAGCCCGCCGTCCCGGCGTCCAGTAGGTCGCGTCGTTGATGCCCGACCAGGCGATGGAGTTGATGCCGTAGTCGTCGGTACGGCCGACGACGAAAAACTCCGACACGACGGTGTTGCGGAGCGCCTTCGGCGAGCCGCCACCGAGGTCGGCGAACTCCGTGGACGAGCCGAGGGTGAAGACCTGGTTCTCGTCGAAGGAGTTGCTGGCGATCACCTGGGTGCCGAACTGTTCGACCGCCCATGCCTCGCTCGCCGGGAGCCCGTAGGTGGTCGCCGCCTTCGTGACGTCGTCCCAGCCGGAGGTCGAGGTATTGAACTTGTAGGCCTTGCCAGCCGTGAACGCAAAGATGGAGTAGGCGCCGGCGTTGTCGCGCGCGAGGAACGCGCCGCGCGGCACGGCGGCCAGGGCCGACGAGACGATGCTCTGCTGCGGAAACGGCCCGTAGCCGCCCGCCTTCGGCACGACGTTGGTCGCCGTGTCCGTGACGGCCGGGTCGAGCCGGCTGCGGTCTGGGGCGTACTCCGGGAACGTGATCAAGGCGTCGGCCCCGAGATGCGAGCGGAGATCCGGTTAAAGCGGGCCGTGCTGTCGTCGTAGGTCAGCGCCTCCATCGCCCCGTTGGCGAGGCCGGCGTACTTCTGCGCCGCGGCGTCGTTGTCGAGGTAGACGGCGAGGTGCTTCAGGCTCTGGTAAAGGTAGAGGTTCGGGTAGGCCTCCAGCAGCCAGTTCGACGTGTTCGCGTCGCTGAGGGCCGGGATCTTCTGGAAGTAGTCGAGGCGCACGTTCCCCGTTGGGTAGGGCACGATCAGGATCGTCGAGCCGCGGATGGTGAAGAAGGCGGGCGTGCCGGCCTCGCGGTCGCCGTACTCGTCTTCGATGTAGGAGGGCGCGACGTACTCCAGTTCGCGGCGCGGGTCCGTCAGGGCGGTGACGGTGCGCCAGGCGAGGTAGTCGGTCGGGAGGGTCGCCTCTCCGCTCGACGGCGTCAGGGTCGACGATGTCTCCATCTCGCGCACGCGGAGCGTCCGGTTGAAGTCGGCCTCGGCGAGCGCGATGCAGTCCTCTGACACGGTCGCGAGGTCCGTGCGCCCCTGAAGCCAATCCTGGAGGCTGGACTTGAGGCTGGAGTAGCTATCCAGTGCCATTGGCGGCCTGCTCCTTCGCGAGGAACTCGCGGTCGGTCTGCGCGTCGGCGAGCGTGTAGTGGTGAGTGCCGAGGTGCATCACCTCGCGCGACAGGTCGTGGTCGACCGCCGGCCTCACGCCGAGCGCGGGCAGGAGGCGGCAGAACCAGACGTCCTCGCCGATGATCTTCTGCTTCTTGTCGTCCCACCCGAGGTGATACCAGGGATAGTGACCCGCCTCGCGGAGGGCCTCGTAGACGGCCGTCTCGACGAGACAGAGCCCGTGGCCGAGGAAGTCGATCTCCTCGATCCCCTCCTGGCCGTCGTCGTAAATCCAGTACTTCTCGCCGTCGACCTCGCGCGCCGCGGTCGGCATGCAGGGCCGCTTGCGGCGGGAGTAGTTGACGCCGACGACGGGCACGTCATGGGCGAGGAGCCGTTCGAGCGCGGTCGCCGGGAAGCGCATGTCGCTGTCGACCCAGAGGATGTGGGTCGCGCTCATGCTGATCGCCTGCTCGACCAGGCGGTTCCGCATGTCGGGCAGGAGCGTCCCGTTGATCGTGATCAGGCAGGCGTCGGCGACGCCCTTCGCCACGTAGCCGAGGCAGAAGCGCCCGTACATATTGAGGAGCGCATGGGTCGTCTCGACCATCATATGCTCATGCGCCGGCATGGCGATTGCCACCTTTCGCTTCACGCGAGCCTCCCCGGCTTGGTCTTGAAGACCCGGTTGTCGGGATCCTCCAGCCACTTGAGGAAGGCCTTCTTGTCGTTGCCGATCCGGCGCTTCAGCTGGAAGTAGACCGGGAGGGGGATGCTCGCGATGTGATGGTTCGCGTCGCCCTTCCACTTGTTGTCGCGCTCGTTGAAGAGCGCCTTGTTCGCGCGCTTCGTCGGTTCGAGGTCAAACCCGTGTTCGACGACCAATTTGCCATCGCCGTTCAGGTGGTAGGTCTCGATGATCCCCGTCACGGGATCGTAGGAGGTGTCGATCTTCGCCATCAGATGTCCACCGGGTTCGCACGCTCGCCGACCCTCTTCTCGATGATCTCGCGGGCCTCCTCGCGGGAGACCTCGATGATGCTGCCGGCGGCCGTCTTGCCGCGGCCATCGGTGGGCCAGTAGTTGTGCTTGAGGCGGATGGAGACGGTCGCAGGCTTGGGCGCGAGCGACAGCGTCTCGGCGCGGCGGTGGCCGCGCTCCGGGCGTTCTGTCATGCAGTCCTCCGGGGGAAGGGGTGCCGGCCGAGTTGCCCCGGCCGGCGGTCACGATCAGGTCGTGATGAGGTCGGCGACGACCGCGTGGGCGGCCTCGTTCTCGACCACGAGGGTGACCTCGGTCAGCATCTGGCGCTTCTCGCTGTCACCGGTCTTCGACAGTTCCCACTGGTTCATCGGACGCAGCACGCCGAGGGCGGCATACTCCGGGTCGACCAGGAAGACCTCGCGCGTCCGCATGAAGCGGTCCACGACGACGTCCAGGGTGCCGAACGGCCCGAGGTAGACCTCGGCGTTGCCCACCACGCTCGCCGGCTTGCCCTGCGGCACGTTCGACCGGAGGTCGGCGATGCCGGGGAAGTTGGTCGAGTTGGTGAACTTGCGCTTCTGGACGGGGGCCATCAGCATCAGGGTCGGCTCGCCGCCGTTGGTGTAGGCGTCCTGCTGCGCGTTCACGAGCAGGGTCTCCGTGAAGGTGCGGAGGTCGCCGGCGGTGGCGTCGGTCGCCGCCACGGTCAGGGAGGTCGTGGAGGCATAGCCGCCATCGGAGCCGCCGGAGCCGCGGTCGGTGTTGCTCGTCAGCCAGGACGGCAGACCACCCAGCTTGCGGGCGGTCGTGTCGTCGCCGAGAACGGACGCCTGGTTGTTGAGGACGGTCGCCTCAACGTCGCGGCGGAGTTCGCGGCCCTTCTTGGTGATCTGGTAGGCGAGCGCATCCTTGTAGCCGGCCGAGTTGACGGCACGGTGGGTGCCGGACACGGTGACGGTCTTGTCGAGGATCTGCGCGATGTTCGACACGCGGGTGGTCGCGGTCGAAGCGTCCATCGTCGCCTCGTCGCCTTCGATCACGGCGTTCGAGGTGGAGGCAGCCGCGAGGACGTCGGTCAGCCACTCGTGGCGAATGTTGCTCACCTTGCGGCGGGCAATGCTCGACACGAACGGGGTGTCCATCGGAGAGATGTCGTAGATGACATTCTCCAGGTCTTCGCGGATGTTGTTGGCGTCGTACTGGGAGTACGTGTTGGTAGGCTGGGCCATTTTGGGTTACTCGCTGGGAAAAGCTTGCGCGAGGCCCGAACGCCGTCAGATGATGTTCTTGATCAACTTCGCGGCGGCGTGTTTCGAGCCGGTTTTACGCAGTTCCCGGCGCACGGTGTCCATCTCACGGCCGCGCTGTTCGTTGGCCGAAACGCGCTTGCCCGGCTGCTGCACGGGGGCGGCGTCCTTGGCCTTCTCCTGCACCTTCGGCTTGGCCGCCTGGATCTTGCGATAGGCGACGGCGTCGGCGAGGAGGCGGACGAGGCGGTGGTCGTAGACGGACTTCAGATCGTCTGGGGAGAAGCCGTAGGTCGGCAGGGCGTCAACGATGTCTCGCTGGAACGCCTGGAGTTTCGCCGGATCCTTCAGGTGCGGCATCGCTTGGAGGAGTGCCTGGCCCTCGCGTTGCTTGAGGGTTTCGAACTCCTGGAACTGGCGGTGTGCCTGCTCCTGCGTGTGCTGCTCCCGCATGGCGTACAACTGGCGCAGTTCACCAAGCCGCGCGTCGTAGACCTCCTTCTGCTGCATGTAGCCGATCGGGTCGGAATGCAGGAGGTCTTTCGACGGGGGCTCGCCGAGGTACTGCTGGGCCACGTTGATCGCCAGGTCGATCTGCTGTTCGTATGCCTGGGCTTTCTGCGTGATTTCCGCCTGGCGCTGTTCGAACTCTTTCCGCTGGGCGGCGAGTTCCTGCGTCTTGCGGGTGTAGTCGGACTGCCGGAGATGTCCGCGGCGCCACTCGTCCACGTCGTCGAGGGTAACCTCGGTGCCATCCGCGAGGCGAATGCGAACGGGTTCCTCGTCGACACCGGCGGGGGCGTCGTCTCCTTCGTCCTGGCCCTCGGCCGTAGCCTCGGGCGGGGGTGCCTCGTCCTCGTCGCCGTCATCGACGGGCGGCGGGGTTTCGGCGCGCTGCTTCTCAACCGGCGGGGTGCCCTCGGAGGGTCCACCGAGTAGATCTGCGATGGCCTTGCGGCCGGCTTCCAGGTTCATACCGGAGGCATTCCCGCCGTCGGGCGGGGTGATGCTGTCTTCCATTTTTCAGTCCTGGGCTTGGGGGTGCCGCCGGATCAGGTCGCGGGCGGCACTTCGGGCGCCGATTGCTGGGCGTGCCAGTTCAGCATGTCCCGAAGTTCGCGAAGGGCGTCGACGTGCGCGAGCAAGTGACGGCCCTTGTCGGTGAGGCGCTCCTCCATCGGAAGGCGCATGAAGCGGTCCAGGGCGTCGCGCTCGATCTCGTCGAGGACGTCCTTGAAGACGGTGTTCGTGACGATCGCCCGGAGTTCGATCGCGCGCTGTTCGCGGGTCATCGTTCCTCCGGGATCGTGTGGTCAGGCATCGGGCCGTAGAGCGGCGCCGGGTTGTAGGCGTTCGGGTTCGCGCAGCCGGCGAGCAGGACGAGGAGCGTTCCGGCGACGAGGCCGGCGAAGAGCCATCGGGTCATGCGAGCATCAACATCTCGATCTCGGCGTCGTCCTCGTCGACCCACCGACGGTAGGCCGCGATGACCTCGCGGAGG